TAATAATAATAATAATAATAATAATAATAATAATAATAATAATAATAATAATAATAATAATAATAATAATAATAATAATTCATTTAACTTTAATAATTTTATAGATATATATGATATAGATAATGAAGATAATGAAGATAATATAGAAGGATTTTCATTAAATGATAAATATACTCTAAATTATAATGAAGAATATGATAATGAAGAAAAAAATTCTTATTTATTATAAAAATTGATTTATTTAAAACTTAAATATTTAATATATATATATATATAAATTAAATATGACTAAATATAAATTAAAATTATCAAGTATTTCAGAGAATAGTAATATATTTTCGAATGAATTTAATATTTCATTATCAAAATATTATGCAGAACCTTTATTAAAATTAGGTTTTCATCATTATTTACATCAGTCAAAATCAAAATTAAAAATTTTTAATAACGATAAATATAAAAACAAAGATTTTTATCATGTAGTTAATAATTTTAATAGTAAAATAAATGATTATGAAGAAGATATACATAATACAACATTAAAATATTTTAAATTTAATCCTAAAAATAAATTAAAATCTTTTTATAAAATATGGGAAATAATATATTTATTAAATTTAGTATCTAATAATAAAGCATTAAATATATTAAATGTATCTCAATCCAATAATGAAAGCATACAAGCAGTCATATTATATAGAAATAAATTTAATAATAATTTTTCTAAAAAAGATAATTATTGTTCTGTAGTTAATGAATTAAATAATAATACAATAAAATGTTTTAATAAAGAAAAATTTTTAGAAGTAGAAAATAAAAATAAATTAGATAATATAGAAGATATTAATAAATTACTAAAAAATTTAGAAAAATATAAAGAGAAAGCTGATTTAATAATTTATGATAATAATTTTAATTTTAAAAATAAATTATATGAAGAACAAGAATCATTTAAATCATTAATAGCTACTTTTATTTTAGCATTAAATGCACAAAATAAAAATGGGAGTTTAATATGTAAAATATATGAAGTATTTACAACAGTTACTATTAAATTAATATGTATAATAAAACATTTTTATAAAAATGTATATATATATAAGCCATATACTAGTGATCCTTCAGATACTGAATTATTTTTAATATGTAAGGATTTTATTCCTTCTAATAATTTTAAAAATGATATAAATAAATTAGAAAAAATGTTTGATAGTATTTCTAATAATAGTTCTAAAAATAAACAGATATTTGATATAGTAACTAATTTTGAAATATCTGAAAACTTATTTCAAAAAATTCTTAATATGAATTTAGTTATTTCATCATTACAATTTAATAAAATTAATAAATTAATAACATATATAGAAAATAAAGAATATTTTGGTGAAGATTATCATAATTATAGAGAAAAACAAATTAATGCTAGTAAATTTTGGATAAATCATTTTTATTCTAAAACAGAAAATGATATTATTAGTAAAAGAAAAGATTTACTTGAAAATAATTGATTTATAAAATGATTAAAAATAATATATATATATATATACTATTTAAATATATATACTATTATTATGAGAAGCTTTGGTAGTTTTATTAACCGCTTAACTATTATTAATTTAAAAAAAATTAAAGGTATAGGTGATATATTAGCTACACGAATAATTCTTTCAAGAGATTTAAATAATATAAAATCTATTGATGATTTTAAATCTATATATGGTATAAATGTTGTAAAAACTATAAATATTCATAATGAATATAAAAACTATATATTAATTAAAGAATTAAAGGAAAGAAAGAATTCTATAAATTATAAATAAATTAATCAGTTTTATTTTATAAATTAATCAGTTTTATTTTATAAATTAATCAGTTTTATTTTATAAATTAATCAGTTTTATTTTATAAATTAATCAGTTTTATTTAAAATCATTTGTTCTTTTATAATGCTAAATGTTTCAGAATACCATTTAAAAGCTGTATTTATTGTTTCTTCTGTTAAATAAACATTTTTTTTAGGATTTGATTTTTTATATAATATCAATAGTTCAATTTGTTGTTCAAATTGTTTTTGTTTTTGTTGTTCATAATTTTTTAGTGTATTCATATTAATATATATATATATATTATATATTTATATGTTAATTGTTAATATATAAAATGATCAATTTTTATTATATAAAATATAAAATCAATTATTAAATCAATACAAAATATAGAAATGCATAACTCCCGGTTATGAGGTTTTAATTTACCGGAGTTAGAATAGTAAAAGATTTATAAAAATAATTACATATATTGGTATGATAGTCTAAAATATATTAACATACATAAAAGGTCTTTTTAACAAATAATTGCCACATGGAAAATACTTGTTATTAAAATTTACACTATTTTTTAATTTAGTTTGTATAAAATATTCTTTCATATATAAAATACTATTCATTAATTGTGCACCCATAGAAGCCGATAAATATATAATATAATTTGAATTATAATTTATTAATAATAATAATCCAAATAAACTTAATAATCCACATAATATAGCATGTGTTCCTTCAATATATTGACTCCATTCATCTTTTATAATCATATATTCTCTATCAGCCCATGCTCCATATTCAGCATAAAATATTTTTGATAATTTTCAAGGCAATATATATGTTAAATTATATTTATTAGTCCAAACATGTTTATTATTTTCAAGTAGAGAATAAGAATATTTTATAATTTTTTTAATATTATAAATATATACACTTTCCCAAAATCCTGTTAAAATTGTCATACATAACCAATAATAACTTAAATTATCTAAAATTTCTAATTTAGGATTATAAAATTTTAAATAATTTGTAAAATAAATAAATAATAAAATTTCACAAATTCCGATACTTGTACCAGTTATTTTCATATATTTATTTTTATATATACTATATATAAATGAATAATTCAAATATTTGGTCTAAATATTTAAAATATAAATATAAATATACAGATTTGAAAAAGAATGTAAATATTTCAGTTAATAATATAAATCATAATGAGGATCTAATGAAATATATAAGTTTCTATAGTTTTTTTAATTTAAAGGTAAATTCTGATAATAGAGATAATAAAACTGATAATAATAAAATAATGAATTATTTAGACTATCATGCTATAAAATTACAAAATGATGGTATAAATATTTTAGATAATGATATTAAAACATTTATTGATAAAAAATTAAGATATCATAATATAACAGATAATAATATAAAATTATTAATAATTAAATATTATACTTTTTATTCTAATAAATTAGAAAATATAAATGATTTAATTAAATATATTCAAAAAGATAAAAAAGAGATAAAAGATAAAATAATAAATATTTATAATAATAATATAAAATATATAATAAATAGTATAGATAAAAATAGTATAACTCAAAATATAAATAAAAATAAAGAAATAAATAAAAATAAAAACAAAAAAATAAATATAAAAGATTATCAAGAAAAAAATAAAAATAAAACGGATTTATTTTATTATCAGAATTTACAACAAGTACAAGCACAAGCACAAGCACAAGCACAAGCACAAGCACCAGCACAAGTACAAGCACCAGAACCAGAACCAGCACCAGTACAAGCACAAGCACAAGCACAAGCATAAGCACCAGAACCAGCACCAGTACAAGCACAAGCACAAGCACAAGCACAAGCACCAGAACCAGCACCAGTACAAGCACAAGCACAAGCACAAGCACAAGCACAAGCACAAGCACCAGCACAAGCACAAGCACAAGCACAAGCACAAGCACAAGTATGTGATTTTGATCAGTGTTCTTTTCCAGTAAAATATATAGATATTACACAAGGAACAAAAGATATTTTTTTAAATAGTTTAAACCAAAATTTTTGTCCCAATGGACCAGATGAGAGAAAATGTAAAATATTAAATTCATGGTCATTGGCACAAATAAATAGTGAAGATGTGGAAGTAGAAGCAGTTTTTACACCATATCGAGTATTTAATAATCCTTTATTTATTAATAATGGGATAATTCTTCATAATAATCAACCACATAATGGTTTAGAAAATTGGAAAAATTGTTTAAATACATACATTTCTGAAACGGAAAATCTTAATAATAATTTATATAGAGGAGCATCTATAGCATTACCTGATAATTGTGAATTACGAATGGATAATGGTATACAAAAAGTATATTCTTTAGATATTGATGATAATGGTAATGAATTAGGATTCTTAGATGAAACAACCTCATTTAAGATACCAAGAAATGATTATTTATATTTCCCCGGATTAGCATCAAGTAGTCAAGATATAGGAGTTTGTCTAGTATTTATGAACACCAATTTTGGTATGAGTGTAATATATATTATTGATGACGAGGATAATATAAGTGCAAATATTGTACCATATAGTACATTCCAACAAGAAGAAGAATCACTATTTCCTTTTAATACTCGATTTATAATTACTAATATAATATTTAATTACATGGATCCAAATATACCTCAAATGGATAGAATAGCTCATTGTGTTATTTATTGTAAATCACATAATACTAATGGTATGGCATCCCCTGATTTTAAAAATTCGCCCTTTTAATTATCTTTATCTTTATCTTTATCTTTATCTTTATCTTTATCTTTATCTTTATCTTTATCTTTATTATTCATAAATTTAAAAACTAAATATAAAACTAATATAAAGTTAATTGATTTAGTTAATGTTTCTATTAATAAACTTGTAGTATTAAATAAATCTGGTAATTTTTTATCACCTAATAATTTAACAGTTTCTATAATAAAATATTTACTTTTAATACTACTTGTATAATTTTTAAAAATATCAAAATAAATAGGATAATCTTTTATATTAAAAAAACTACTACTTATTCTATGTTCTTTTAGATTATAATTTTTTAACCATTTTTTACCTACAAAAATTAAACCAACTAACCCAATTATAAATTTAATTACTATTTTAATTATATTTACTAATTTATTATTATTTTTAATTGCTTGAAAAAATATAATGGTACTTTCTCCAAAATGATTTAAAATATCTAATATATTATCTATATCCATATATACATATATATTATATATTTTTTATATATATATATATCTATATCTATTATTATATAAAATTAATTTTATTTCTTCTTTAATTTTATTCTTTACTTCCTCTTTTTCTTTATTATCCAATAATTTATAAAATTTACTTACTGCTACCTGATCATATTGAAAATTATTACTTTCACATGTTTCTATCTTGTCCTCTAATATATTTGAACTATTCTCATATATATATATATATATATCATCTAATGTT